TTATAGATTTATTATTGTGGAGTGAACATGACCTTAGATGAATTAAAAATTCAAGTTGCAAATGACTTGAAAGTAAATGATGAAAGACTTGATACCGAATCTTTAAAAAACCAAGAACTGTATGCAAAGTACTTAGAAATAAAAAGTAACTTTGAGTTATTGATGTATAAAGCAAAAGGTGATTACAAAATACTTTATCGTGATAAGTGGGAATACTATGGCGGTAAAGCAGATGCAAAAATTTACGAAACAAAACCCTTCGATTTAAAAGTACTTAAATCAGACTTATCTATCTACATTGAATCAGATGAAGATATAATTAAAATGGAAAATAAAATAGTATACTTAGAAACAGTTATCAAGTATGTTGATGGTGTACTTAAATCTATAAGTGCTAGAGGTTGGGATATCAAAAATGCTATACAATGGAAAAACTTTGAAGCAGGATTGATGTAATGTTTGCAGTATCATATGATAATTTTTTAGAGGAACATATTGCACAACTCATAGACTTTGAAATGAGAGAAGTAAAGTGGCAATATGATTATGATAGTAAACCAAATGGAACTCAAAAACATTGGCATGTATTTTGTGGACACAATATTGAAGAATGTAAATTAAATGGATTTGATTTTATTGAACCCATTTGGAATTGTATACAAAATCAAGGTTATAAAATAGAATTAGAAAGAGCATATTTAAATGCTCATACTTATGGAATAGAACCACATATTCATAGAGATGATGGTGATGTCACTATGATATATTATCCTAGATTAGATTGGAAAATAGATTGGGGTGGTGGAACTGCAATTTATAATAATGAAGTAACAGAGATTGGAAAACATTTTGTTAACAAAGGTAATAGATTAATTATGTTTGATGCTGACTTACCACATCAAGCACAACCGATTAGTAGATTATGTTTTCAATTAAGAACATGTATAGTATTCAAAACAAACAGAGTGACTTAGCAATGTTAAACTACTATAAATTTATTGGACATTATAAAAATATAGTTAGTCAAGAATTATGTAATGCTATAATTGAAGAAGATTTTAATTATAATGAATCTACTTACTCTACTCATGAAGGCCAGTCACCAGATTGGAAAAAAAATAAAAGAGTTAAAATGGATGAGATATGGATTCGTAAGGACAATGTTTACTACAATGAGTTAAATCATGCTGTTACTGATGTGGCAGAAAGATACTCAGAAGAAGTTAAAACAAATAAAAGAAATTTTGTAGCACATAAGACAACAGACTTTAGAGTAAACAAATATGAAAAAGGTGGATACATGAGTTTACATTGTGATAATATACATCATAGTCATGGTCAACAATATGGATTTCCACAAGCCTCAGTTTTATTATTTTTAAATGATGATTTTGAGGGTGGTGAATTTGTTGTATCTGAATTACAATTAAATATTAAGAAAGGTGATGCTATTATTTTTCCGTCTAATTTTATGTTTCCACATGAAGTTAAAAAAGTTACACAAGGAACACGCTGGAGTATTGTATCATGGTTGATGTAACTCAACACAAAGTATTTCCTACTATCATAAATGAATTTCAATTTGGTATGGATAAACAAGAACATGATTTAGTTATTGATGAGCTTAATGACATGGAAAAGTATAAAGAAAATAATCTTATTACTCAAACCACAGATGACTTGTCTAAACATATACCAAAGTTTACAAAAAAGATTTATAATATTACAGAACATATATGTGAAAAATATTCATACCTATATGATAGATTAGAATTTACAGGTATGTGGGCAAACAAATTAATAAAGGGTGAAGTACATCCACCACATACACATTCCAATAATATTTTTTCTGGTGTGTACTATCTAGAAGGTGGTTCACAAATACAATTTTTTGACCCAAGACCACAGGCAACTGTTTTACATCCTAACTTAAAATATACTAACTTTGAGAACTCTGGTATGATAGGATTTAATTCATCAAAGGGATATGGTTTAATTTTTCCTAGTTGGTTACAACATTGGGTATCTACAACAGACACAACCAGAATTAGTATATCATGGAATATATTATTAAGAGGTGACTATGGACAACCAAACACATTACAAAATTCACATATCTAAACTCAACGAAGTTTATTTAAAAGTAGAATGTGATAACTCTGGTATATGTTATGAGTTAGTACAGTACTTTACATTTGAAGTGCCTGGTCATAAATTTATGCCTGCATACAGAAATAAAGTTTGGGATGGTAAGATAAGATTATTCTCAGATAAAACAGGTAAAATATATGTGGGTTTATTATCTTACATAAAAGAGTTTTGTGATAGAAACGAAATAGAATATGTTATTGCTGATGATGTAGATGATACAGATAATTTAGATATAGAAAAAGTAAAAGATTTTGTAAAGTCTTTAAAACCACAATCAAAAGGTAAATTATTAGAAATTAGAGATTATCAGCTTGATGCTATACAATGCGCACTGAGTAATCATAGAGGAATGTTAGTTTCGCCGACTGCTAGCGGGAAGTCATTAATCATATATGCACTCATAAGATTCTATAACTACTTACTTAAAGATAAAAAGATATTAATACTAGTGCCAACTACATCATTAGTAGAACAGATGTATTCAGATTTTATTGACTATGGTTGGAATGATAAATACTTACATAGAATATATCAAGGTCATGAGAAAGACACAGATAAACCTGTAATCATTTCAACATGGCAGTCACTCTATAAGTTAGATAAAAAATATTTTGAAAATTTTGGATGTGTTGTTGGAGATGAAGCACATCTATTTAAATCTAAGTCATTGACTACAATCATGACTAAACTGATTAACTGTAAGTATCGTTTTGGAATGACAGGTACATTAGATGGTACACAGACACATAGATTAGTTTTAGAAGGTCTGTTTGGTAAAGTAGAAAAAGTAACAACCACAAAAGAGTTAATGGATAAAGACACTTTAGCTAATCTTAAAATTAAGTGTCTAGTATTGAAACATAAAGAAAATGAGTGTAAAGAAGTAAAAGATTTAAAATATAGTGAGGAGTTACAGTATATAGTAGCTCACAAGACACGGAATGACTTCATTTCAAGACTTTGTGATAAATTGAATGGTAATACACTATGTTTATATCAACTCGTAGAAAAACATGGGCTAGTGTTGTACAATCTAATGAAAGACTTTGATAGAAAAGTATTTTTTATACATGGTGGAACAGACACAGAAACAAGAGAAAAAATTAGAGCAATAACGGAAAAAGAAACAAATGCAATCATTGTCGCGTCATATGGTACATTTAGTACTGGTATTAATATTAGGAACTTGCATAATATCGTGTTCGCAAGTCCAAGTAAAAGTAGAATTAGAGTGCTCCAAAGTATCGGTCGTGGATTGCGTAGACCGAATATGGGTGAACTTCACACAACCCTTTTAGATATTGCTGATGACTTTACATATAAGGATAGAAAGAATTTTACATTGAATCACTTTTTAGAAAGAATAAATATATACAACGAAGAAGAATTTGATTACGAAATAGACAGGATACGGATATGACTGAAAACACTACTAGAGTAATAAAATTAGCAAATGGTGAGAGCATTGTTTGTACTTGTATACCTACACGCACAGATGAAGGTTCTCAAACTTTACATGTATTACATCCATTAAAAATGGAATTAAAAAATAGAGTGACTAAGAAAGGGGTAGTTGAGGCATTGACTTTATCTCGCTGGTTGCAACCATTTACAGAATCAGATGAGTTTGATATTGAAAAATCAAATATTGTCACAGTCACTTCAGCGTCTTATGCTTTAAATAATTATTATAACTTTATGTTACAATCATTTAGTGATGCAGACACAGTAGGAAATGAACCAGTTATACAACCTAAATTTAATAAAGATACCCCAGAAGAAGATGAATTTGAAAATACAGAAGAAGTGAGAAAAATGTTCAAAGAATATATCTCTGCATTAACAGGCGACAAAGCTAAATTAGAGGAAGATAAAATAGAAGAACTATCAGATGAAGAATTAGATAGTTTACCCTGTAGTAATACAAAACATTAATCATCTCTTTAGAGTATATATTATTCTCCGCTGGAACACAGCGAGTATAAAAGGTTGAACAGGGTTTGTCAACGCTAATTTGCAAATAAATGCAAAAAAGTTTTTTACTATAATTGCGTATAAAAACTTGACATAATGTGTTGAACCTAGTACTATGGTTACATAATAATTCATCAAGGAAAAAAGATGGCAACAACAAAGAAAAAAGGTGCTCATTACATAGACAATAAAGAGTTTCACAAAGCAATGATTGCTTGGAAAGAACTATGTAAAGAAGCTGAAGAAGCTGGAGAAGAAAAACCACAAGTAACAAATTACATTGGTGAGTGTTTTCTAAAGATTGCAAATGGTTTATCTTATCGACCTAACTTTATTAATTATACTTATCGTTCTGAAATGGTATCTGATGGTATAGAAAACTGTTTACAATATATACATAACTTTAACCCAGAGAAGTCAACCAACCCCTTTGCATATTTTACTCAAATTATATACTATGCATTTTTAAGAAGAATTCAAAAAGAAAAGAAGCAAACTCATATCAAAAACAAAATGATTGAGAAACAACAGTATGAAACCTTTTGTGTAAATGAAGGTGATGATACAATATATGATGTAAGAGGTTTTGACCCAGACATTATGTTGCCTGATGAAGATGTTTATAAAGTGAAAAAAAAGAAAAAAGAAACACTACCTGAAGGTTTAGAAACCTTTATGGATGAAGATAAAGAAACTACTTAATGAAAATAGCACTTATTACTGATACTCATTTCGGTGCAAGAAATGATAATGTGAATTTTAATGAATACTTCTATCAATTTTATGAGGGAGTATTTTTTCCATATCTACAACAAAATAATATTAAAACATGTATTCACTTAGGTGATTGTTTTGATAGGCGTAAATATATATCATATAGAACTGCAAAAGATTTTAGAGAGAGATTCATATTACCATTTAATGTATTAGGAATTGATTTACATATGTTAGTTGGTAATCATGATATCTATTATAAGAATACAAGTCAAGTTAATTCTCTTACAGAGTTATTGGGTGATAAACATAAAAACATTCACATCTATGATGAAGCAACAGAAGTAGACTTTGACGGATTACCAATTTTACTTATGCCATGGATTAATCAAACAAATGAACTCTATGCAGAGGGTATGATTGATGAAACTAAAGCTGATGTGTGTTTGGGTCATTTAGAGATTAATGGTTTTCAAATGAATAAGAATGTTATCGTATCACAAGGTGGTCGTGAAAAAGAATTCTTTAGAAAGTTTGATACAGTTATGAGTGGACATTTTCATCACAAGTCAGATGATGGTCAAATCTATTATCTAGGTACACCATATGAATTGTATTGGAATGATTGGGAAGATAAAAAAGGATTCCATATCTATGATACAGAAACAAGAGAGTTAGAAAGAATAGTTAATCCATATACAATATATGAAAAAATATACTATGATGATACCAAAGAAAATTATTTAGAACATGATACTACAAAATATGAAAACAAGTATGTTAAACTGATTGTAGTAGTTAAAAAAGATTTATATCAGTTTGACCAATTCCTAGACAAGTTATATGCTGCAGATGCATTTGATATAAAAATTGTCGAAGATTTTTCAGACCTAGATGCAAGTTCAGTATCAGATGATATTGTAGAGAACACAGA